TGGTTGCACTATTCGCCAGGAGCCGTGTTCCAGCCCGCGCTGTTCGTCAACCGACTGGCCGAGCTGCTGGGCAATGGTTGTCAGTTCATGTATTTTGGATATGACAAGTATCAGTCGAAAGACCCCATCAACGCGCTGAAAGCCTTCCTCCAGTCGAACATGGGCATCCAGAACCCCGACCCCTACGTGCAAGTGGTGAGCCAGCTGAACTCGGAGTTCAACGCCCCCACCGACGACCTCTATGCCGCGATGTTCGCCCCCGTGCCGTTCATCTCGTACAGCGCGAGTCCCCTGTGGCCCTTCTGCTTCGGCAATGCCGTGCTCGAAATCGACGGGCGCGGCAACAAACGCCCCGTGAAGCGCAGCCAGAGCGACTCGTGCAAAATCGACCCCGTTCAAGCCATCATCATGGCGTTGGACTTGTATGAGAGGTATGAGGGGAGTCAGCACTGAGATGTAAGATGGATGATGTAAGAGGGCTGATGTATGTCGGCTCTCTTTATTCTTTGCAAATTTATCAAGAATTATAAAGAATTAGAGAACTATGAAGTACGACGAGATTGAAAAGAAGGTACAGTTATACAGATGGCTGGAGGGTATCGCCAAAGAATACCGAGCAATGATAGACCGCATCAACAGTGAGCAGGATTATTTCAAGGTCGAGAAGATTGCATACACGGCGCGAGGTGATATGCAGTACCTCGACCTGAATTGTCATCGCACCATCCCAGGGCACTACATCGCCGACGGGCTGAAAGAGGCTCTGACAGGCATTGATAAAGAGCTCAAACAACTGAAAGCAGAAATGGAAGCAATAAATATTGAACTATGAGCTATTGCAAGAAGAAAGGGATTGAGCCGACAGTGTGCTACTGTCTGGCTTGTGAGTATTGCCTGCCACCATCCGAGCGTATCGGTGGCAGAATGTGTGAGAACGAAGTAATAGATAAGGAGGGCTGATGTATGGCAAAGATAGACAACAGACCAAAGGAGAAGATGCAACTCACGATTGAGTTTGCGGATAATGGGATCATCCTGCGCAATCCAGACTGCGAGGATGACGTGAGGCTTGCACTTACAGGAAAAGGTACTCACAAGCCGGAAGGATTCGGCTACGACATCGACCATTCGGAAGAGTACAAAGAGATAGGCCGCAAGGTGTATGAGTGGCTGACTGAGGTGGCGGTGGCTGAACATTCAGACTATTGGATAGCCACTGGCGCAGAACTCGACATCGTGGCGACATTGACAGGACGGAAAATATGAATAAGTAATTATGCAAAAAGGGGCTGTTTTGTAATCTCTAAGGTTACAATTTGGGGTTATCTTATGCAAAAAGACAAGAAAAAGCATAAAAAGTTACGCTTTGACGCAAAATAAACGCACAAAAACTTGTGCTTTTAAAATTATTGTCGTATCTTTGCATCAGAAAAAGAAACAAACAACAAATTAAACCCCAAGACCCTGACGGGCAGAGAGATTATGAAGACTTACAACAACATCAACGAGATTTCAGACGCTGAAGTTCTGGCCATCCTCGATAACTGCATGAGCAACATCTTCGACGAAGAGAAGGCATCAAAGAGAGAAGCTAAGAAAGCTGCAAGAAGAGCACAGTGCGAGGCCAACTTCCATGAGTGCATCAGATTCTGCGAAAGAGCAAAAGCCATCTAAAAAGCCAACGGGGGAGCGGGCGACCGCTCCCACCCTTCAACAAATAAGTCAAACCACTAAAAGCATAAGGAACTATGGCAAATAACAGAATGTTTTTACGATGCAAGGGCTGCGGCAAGGAAATCATGCTTGGCAAGACGTTTGGGCATGAATGGTATTTTGCCAAATTGAACGAAGAAAAAGGCGAAGAGCTGGCTGAATTTCTCAGAAACCATAGCCACTGCTGCGATGATTTAGACGCCGAGACTTGCGGTGGCGTAAGTCCTTACGATGATGCAAGGTTTGAACCTTTTGAGCTTACATACGAGAGTCAAGAAGACTTTGGAAAGAAGAAATCATTTCAACAAATAGATAAGGAACTATGAACAAGGAGCAACAAGCACAGCGCATGGGTCAGCGCATCACTGCCCTGCGCAAGCTGGAGGGTATCAGCCAGCAGGAACTGGCCGACCGTGCCGGACTGACCCGTCAGCACATCGGGCGTATCGAGAAGGGCGAACTTGTGAGCGTGGCCTATGTCACCATCCAGCAGATAGCCGAAGCCCTCGGCATGACGGTTGATATTGTTGACCAAAGGTTGGAGGGGATGGCACCGCTGAAGAGGTTGACGCCGCCTATTAAGGGTGCGCTCGGTGAAGCACTCGAAAGCAAGGTCACAGAAACATTCAAAGTAGGCGATTAACACGAACATTATTAACCCAATGAAGGAAGCAACTGAACAAATCGGTTGCTCCCTTTGTTTTAAGTAAACCCATGCGGGCATTATGCCCGTAATATGCAAGCGGGAAACACCCGCCCAAGAATACATTAACGCCAAAAATTTTACACCTATGGCAAAAAAGAAAAACAGGAAGGCTGACAAGCCTGAGTTCGGAGGTTGCGTCACATGGGACGGCAACATCCAAGTGAGAATCCCACAACATGGTTTGAAGACCCTGCGAACAGACCTCGGAGGGTTGAAACTTCAGAAGGCAGACCCGAACAAGGAGCTGCTGGTGCTGACACGTAACCACGTAGGTTACGACGAGATCGACACCGGCTATATTGTCCGCGCCAAGAACTACGACGATGGCAATCCGCCCTACTTCGGTCTGAAGCACGACCCCGATGCCGACAGCTGGGCATGTCACAACTACTGCGACGTGATAGCCTGGGGCTATGCCGACGGCGGTCTGAACGACCCGATGCTGTTCTATTCGTGCCAAAGCACCAAGGAAGAGGAAGAAGACCGCGAGCGCAGACGTGCCGAAAAGGGTATGAAGACCCACGCGGAGCGTCTGGCAGAGATGGAGGCCGAGATGGAAGAGCGACTGTCTCAGAACGAACGCCCCGACGGACTGGTGGTGAAACTTCGCGACAAGGACGGCAGCATCGACATCGAGACATCGTGGCCGAAGGCGAAACTTGCGGACTATCTGCCCTTCGTCAAGGACCAGATGGCAGACTGCTTCACGTCGTTTGACGAGTTCAGGAAGAAACACCCGGAGTTCCACGAGATGCACTTCATGACCGAGCACACGGTATGGGAGAAGGATTTGGACGAGGAGGAGGGCGAATAGCCCCCTCCTTTTAAAGCGTGACAGCGTATGATAGTAGATAGTATGACTCATGCAGAGGTGTACGCAGAACTGGACAAAGACCGCGAGAATGTGGTGCGGTGGTTTGTTCATCGAGCCGACGAGTTCAGACGGCGTGCACTGAAGATTCGGAAGTTCCCCGTGACGTGGCGGCGCGACTATACCAGTCCGCGAAAGAATCGCTATCTGATTAGCGTGACGTGTACCCGACGGAACTACGACCGGTTCCACGGATTGACCATTCTGGCACTCCGACGTGAAGAGCGAGGCTACAGCGTATATCTCAGCTACATCGGCAAGCATTCACTCATCCGCAAGACAGTGTTCCTTCAGCACGTCTTCGACCGCTACGCCGACCCTGAGCGCGGCAATGTACAAAAGACGGGCATCGACCTTATCAAGCATTTTGTTGACCATCAATCGAACGGATACGTGCTTAAAGATCAGCGGCTGGCAGGTCGCTCGGTGCGCTACAATGGGCGCGACCATCAGTTCATTGCCGTCAATGACGGTGTGATTCTGGGTGATGTGGAGAACGGCATCTTCATCGCCCGCACGTTCATTACCTACGAAATGGCAACTGGTAAGCAACACGAGGAGTTCAGCTATGCGAAAAACAAGGTGAACGACCTGGAAGACGAGATAGTGCATGTAAGAGATAGCAACATACAGAAAAAAATCGAAAACTTAATAACTATTTAATTATGACACCAATTGACTACAACAACCCCAACGACATGTGGCTTAACAACAGCGACGACCAATACAAGGGCATGAACGATGACCAGCGGTTGCTGGCGGCTTGTCTGCACGCTGCGTCATTCATCGTGGCGATAATGGTGGGATTGCTGATATGTGCCCTGCTGGGCTCATGTTCAACCACGAAGTATGTGCCGGTGCCGGAGTACCACACTGACACGCTACGCATCATCAAGTATGAGCGCGACAGCATTTACGTGGAGCGTCGAGATTCAATATCGACAAAAGAACGGAACGATACCGTACTGATCGAGAAGTGGCACTGGCGAGACAGGTGGAGAGGCCTTGTAGTACACGACACGCTGTATCAATCGAAGACTGACTCTATCCCCTACCCCGTCGAAGTGATGAAGGAGGTACCAGCCGAATTGACATGGTGGCAGCAAACGCGGATGCACCTGGGTAGCGTGGTGCTGTTGCTGTTGGGTGTCGGCGTGGTGGTGTGGCTCATCGGAAAGCGTCCATGGTAAACCCGTGACGCATAATGGTCCGCATGGTGTAGAATATTAACGTAAAAAGAAAAGTATATGATGAAACAGACAATCAGTTTTATTCTCCTGGCCCTCTACGTGCTGGGCACCATTAATGGTATAGGTTATTCGTGTTACATCGGCGAGTATGTGACCGCCATCGGCGTGGCGGTGCTGTCGTTCATGGCGTGGCCGTCAGCAGTCAACTGCTGGAAAGTTATACAGGAGGGCTAAATGATGGAGATTACATTGGAGTCAATTATCTCATTCATTGGATTGTTCATCAGCGGAGGTGCCGGTGCTTTCTTCACGTGGCGTTACCAGAAGCGAAAGGCAAAGGCCGAAGCCACTAATGCTGAGGTTGATACGGTGAAGAATATGCAGGATGCTTACGACAAGATGTTCCAGCAGGTCAACCACTATCTTGACGATGCCACCACGAAGGTAGAGGGGCTTCGTCAAGAGCGCGACTACTACAAGCAGCGGCTGGATGAGACGCAGGAGAAATTCGACAAATTCAACCGCAATGTGATGGAGTGGAAGCAGAATACTGACGACACCATTGATGACCTGAAACGCAAGGTGGCCCGCAACGGACGGCAGATCGAGATGATGCGCCCTTTTATGTGCGGAAAGCTAGAATGCACCACGCGACAGCCCGTTGTCATATCGGACGACGGGGTTGTTAAGAAGGCCCGAACTAAGAAATCAGCAGACATTGAACCCGTAGAATCCGAAGCATTATGAAAGCAAGTCAACGACTGATAGACTTCATCAAGAAAGCCGAAGGCTGTTCGCTAATTGCTTACAAGTGTCCTGCCGGAGTGCTCACCATCGGCTACGGTCACACGAAGGACGTAAAGTCCGGTGATAAGATTACGCAATACCAGGCTGAACAATTTCTGCGGGAAGATCTTGCACCGGCAGAGGCCATCGCCTCCAAGACCAAGCGCGTCACCGTCAGCCAGGGTCGCTTCGATGCCGTGGTGGACTTTATATACAACTGCGGTGCGGCCAACTGGAACAGCTCGACGCTAAAAAAATACATCGAACAGGGGCAGGAAACCTGGAAGATACAGGAGCAATTCCTGCGCTGGGTGAATGCCAAGGGCGTGAAGCAGGGCGGACTGGTGACGCGTAGAATATGGGAAGCAAACAGATTTAACGAATAAAAACTCGACGCCGTGAGGCGCACATCGTCTTCATATAGTTTAGTATTAATAGGTAATTTGTGTTATTGAATTTTCAATGGTTTGATTTTAGGTTTTTATTTTTTTTAGTATGTAGGGCAACAGCGGTTGTCCTTTTTTTTTATACCCTTGCGGATGAATAGTAAGGTACACAACACGGAGGTTTGCACGGTTGCCAGTTGCAACGGTAAACCCCAAACGCTTTTTCGACGGTAAAGAAAAAGCAAGAATCAATGAGTTATCAAAGTGGATTTCGGCATGAGATCATTATACCGCTGAACCGCAAGGCGGCGACGGTGGGAAAGTATGGTGTGGACTCTGGAGGCATCCAGTGGGAAGAAGGCACGCCGCTTCATGCTAACGTGGACTATCAGCGTGGCAAGTCGGCAATGAACGCCGGTGCGCTGGACTCCTACGCTGTAAAGATTGTGCGCATGAATTGGACGAACCAGCTCAATGAGCGCAGCCGCGTAAAGTATGATGGCAAGGTGTACCAGATAATCCCCGAAACGTTCAACGGACACTACCGCGAGAATACGCTCCAATTCCTGATGCAGCTGGTAGTGAACGACAAGAACGTCAAGCCAACACCAACGCCATCATCGAGTGACATTTGATGATTTTTGAACTAAACCCAGATAGAAGATGAAGAAACAAGTAGCGATTGTGCATTTTAACACGCCGGAACTGACGGAGGCACTTATCAAGAGCATCCGCAAGCATGGCGGAGAGGAATATCAAATTGTGATATTCGACAACTCTAACGAGCGGCCTTTCACCAAGAAGATGAAGGGCGTGAAAGTGATTAACAACAGAAAAGGTCAGATTATCGACTTCGAGAAGGAACTGGCGAAGTACCCTGAGCGCGACGAGAAGATAGGATGCGCAAAGGGGTGCTACTTCGGTAGCGACGTTCACATGATGTCTGTGCAGAAACTTTGGGAGTTGGTTCCTGAAGGCTTCATGCTGATGGATAGCGACATACTCATTAAGGCTCCATTCGACTGGATGTTCATGGAAGACCAGTGCTGCTGCGGTTATATCTCGAATGTTACCGCCAAGCGCATCCCAAGACTGTTGCCGTTGCTCTGCTGGGTGAACGTACCGATGTGCAAGGCTGGCGGTGCTACCTACTTCGACCCGAACCGTGCGTGGGCTCTCCACAAAGGAGAGGACAAGCGCAACTGGTGGGACACGGGTGCCGCTTTTCTCGACGACATCAAGCGACTGAAGCCTCAGTGTCACGGCAAGGCTATCAGTCGTGAGCAGATTAAGAGCATGATTGAGCACTACGGCGCAGGCTCGTGGAGGAAGAACGACTTGCAGACTCAGCAGGCGTGGCTCAACGAACATAAAGACTTGTGGGAATGAGATACACGGTATTGACATACATCTTCAACGGCTACGAGCGGGTGCATGAGGTCAAGGAGAAAGACCCCGATGCCGACTATGTGCTGGTGACGGATGACCCGCACCTGACGAGCGAGACGTGGCAGGTTATCTACGACCCGATGCCCAGGTTCTCACCGTTTGCCAAGTGCTACACCGTGCGCTTCCATCCCTTCCGCTATGCCGACACCAACATCATCGTGAGGGTTGACGGCTCGATAGGTATCAACAAGTCGCTGAAGCCGATAGTGGACGAGTTCGAGCGCGGCAAGTGTGACCGCTGTCTGATGATCCATCCGCAACGCAACACCCTGCCCAGCGAGTATGACGTGTGGTGTCGCGCGCGCGGTTTCTCCATCCGGCAGGCCGCACGGTGCATGACGGCACTGGAGCGCATGGGCTACGACCTGAATCAGAAGGGTATCTACCAAGGTTGCTTCGAGGTATTGCGCAACAACCGCGTGAACACCGACATCAACGACCTTACATTTGCATTGCTCTGCCTGATGGGTACTGGAAGCATTGAGCGCATCGACCAGACCATCAC